CCAGTGGGTTGGATTTTCTTTATACGCCAATAATGAATCTGATATTTGAGCGTCTCATCCGGGACGGGCCAAACAGTAATAGTTGAGGACAGCTCGCCGGAGCATGAATCTCCTATTGCTTGAGTGGCAGAACAAGGGAATCAACCTGTGGACTGTTGATGAGGCATCTGAATCGGTAGATACGGATGCTTTGGCTCCGATATCACTGGTCAAGGGAACTTCGACGTATAACATCGCTGCCAATACAATCGGCTTGCTGGATGTCATCATACGAACAAACTGGGGCAATGCGTCAACACAGAACGACTTCTTGATGAGCCGAATCTCCGAACCAACCTATGCCACGATCCCGAATAAGCTGAATGAGGGTCAGCCCATTCAGTATTATTTCGACCGGAAAGAGATCCAAGATTACAACAGCGAATCTCCGACTACGCAGTACTCAACTATTACTGTTTGGCCCGTCCCGGATGAGACGCTCAAATATCAGATTCATTACTGGCGTATAAAGAAAATCCAACCCACTGGAGATTCTGCTGGGTCGAATATCGCTGTTCCTGATAGATTTATTCCCGCCTTAGTTGCGGGTTTAGCGTATCAGATAGCAACCAAGAGACCTGAAGCAATTCAGAGGGTGGGGATGCTAAAGCAGCAGTATGACGAGATTTTCAGGGAGGCGGCAGACGAGGATAGGGTCAAGACCTCGGCGAGGTTTGTGCCTGCGATGACAAATTACTAGAGATGGGTAGAGCTTTTGCGTCAGGAACTAAAGCGATTGGATACTGCGACCGTTGCGGGTTCCAGTATCTATTGAGTGAACTTCGATCAGAAGTAGTCAACATGGAAGAGACTGATATCAAGGCGTGTCCGGAGTGCTGGGATCCAGATCAACCCCAGAACCAGTTGGGCCGTCGTCAGTTCAGTGACCCGCAAGCTCTTCGCAACCCTCGGCCCACAGGCGGTACTGCTGGGCGTGATCTTGATTCAGCTTATCGATGGGACTTCTCAACAGGAACTGCGCTAACGAATCCAACGAGGGTTGACGGTTGGTGGGCACATTACGGTCTCATTACTTGGGATTCTGTTAATAAGACTGTGAATATGGTTTCAGACCCTGCCTCAGTTAGTCCTGGCGATCCTCATTTAGTGATTGGTTGGAATGGTGTAGGGATCGTTCCTGTTCCCCTAAGTATAGACACGAGTATATATAAGTTTGTTACCACTGTATTTAAGGTGAATCGGTTTCCAAACTTTGAGCCAGACGATAGATACCAGTATGACTTCCAAGGGGATTTGTTTTGGAGTACTGGCCCGCTGTCGGTGGGACCGGGGTGGTACAGTCCGCAGGGGGCCTCTCATCTGCCAGTACTGACAAATGTTCAAGCGTCTGATGGATTTCTTACCGAAGATCGAGATATGTCTACTTGGTTCAAGTTGGTTTGGGACATGACGGACAATCCCGACTGGACAGGAACAGTGACTGCATTGAGACTAGATTATTTTGATTCAAGAGATAATCCAGATACTGGCCCAGACTATGACGCGGGCGATATCGATGTTGACTACATAGAAGTAGTTGCATTTCATAATATTAATCTATAGGAGAACGAAGATGCCAGTAGTTGACGGAAAAGAGTTTCCTTATACAGATAAGGGCAAAAAGGATGCGGAAGCGTTCGCCAAGAAGACAGGTGGGAAGCAAATCAAGACCTACCACGGTGGCGGAATCCTGAATAGGTCGTCTGGGCCTCCATACAAGGAATCGATCAAACATTCCAGGGGTGGTGGTGCTGCTCGCAAGGATAGTACTAGATTTGTAGTGGTGACTTCTTAGCAATGGACTACGGAGAGCTAAAGACAGCGATTCAAGATTACTGCCAGAACTCTGAGTCCTCGTTTGTGTCCAACACGCCTAATTTTATCAGGTTTGCAGAGAACACGATTTTTTCAGCCATTGACCTTCCTTCAAAGTGGAAGTCGATCCTTAACTTGTCTTTGGCTGATGGAACATCGGAGTATGATCTAGGCCCAAGTACTCTAGCGGCGTCTACTGTTACTTCTGGCACCTCACAGGGGGGAGTTGGAGTCAATTTGCTCTTCGTTCCCATCGATAGCGCAGGTTCATTCACCACGGGTAGAACAATAGATATTGCCTTGAATGATGGGTCGATATTTTCTCCCACGCTTGTCAGTGTGAGTTCCTCCGTATTTCTTAATAGAGACATTATGTTTCTAAGTGAAGGCATTCCAGGTGTTCCTTCAGTCACTGCAGTGGATCTAGGAGCTGCGGTCACGCAGGCGGCTAGCACCGAATACATGGGTACTGGTGGTGTCTTTGACATCTTGTCGGTTCGCGTATCCCCCGTCACACCATTTTCCCAAACTAATGGAGTGGATTACGGGCCGGTAGGTTATTTGCTTCAGAAGGATTACGACTTCCTTCTTGAGGCATATCCGGGAACGTCTTTGGTCGCGACGAAGGGGCTTCCAAAGTACTATGCAATTTCCAGTACCGGGGTATCTACGTCAGTGCCTACGCTGATGTCAGAGCCTACGCTGACTATCCGTTTCGGGCCTATACCCGATGAGGCATATCAAGCAACTGTCACCTATTACGGGAAAACATCGGCTGATTCCATTACTTCCGGCGCAGACTCAGTGGAAACATGGTTGTCTGTTTCATTCCCTGAAGTCCTCCTATATGGGTCACTTGTCCAAGCGTACACATACATGAAGGGTGAGCCTGATGTAATCCAGATGTATGAGAAGCAATTTCTGGATGGTATGACTCTTCTTAAAAATATGACAGAGACCAGGAGGAATTCTAATTCGTTCCGTCCTGCGTCTTCTCAGGGGTAATTGATGGCAGAGACTGTATTTTCTCGCGGATACAAGATGAAGCTGATTGGTACTGGCCTAGAGGCTGGTACTTGGGGCACGTCTACGAATGAAAATCTAAAACGCATTGATCAGGGGCTCGGCGGGACTTCGGATAATTTCATTGTTACAGCACCGCCAGGGGAGTCAAGCTGGTCGAGTCCTACAGTCATTTGGCTCTTGCAAGATAGTACTGACGCATGGGCTACTGGTTCGGATGGTCGCAACCGATATATAAACTTTACGGGAACTCCGGGCGTAAACGTAACGGTTAATATTCGCGGAAACAGTTCTGATGCCGATAACAATGAGAGGGTTTATTGGGTACGCAATAGCATGAATGGTGGTTTCACAATAGAATTTGATGGCGGCGTCGGTTCGGATTTCGTCTTAGCCACTGGGGCCACTGCGCTTATATATTCGGATGGTTCAGGAAATGTTGCTGGTATTCTTGATAATCTCCAGGTATCTGGCTTGGATTTCACGGAGAAAAAAGGCGCAGCCGTAATCAAGCTACCAACCAATCAAGCTACTGCGCTCTTATTTGAAGATCCATTAGCGACGGGGACTGGTTTTGATTTCATAGAATTTGTTACGACTACGGGCAATGAAAAGCTTATTCTCGGCGATGTTAATATTCCAAAGCTGGTGATCGACTCCCCCGCTGTAGAAGTCAACTCGGGTTCGTTATTCCTGTCGGATCAGGTAGTGGCGATCCAGTTAATAGGGTCGGACGGTTCAGGCGAAACTCTCGCGTTGTCTGTATTCTCTGCCGGCGATGAAAAGATTCTGGTTCTAAACACTCATACTACTCGCGTCGAAATACCAGATGGCAGCACTCTGGACATCCGGTCTGGGGGTACGTTAGAAGTAAGTAGTGGTGCCACGTTACAAGTAGATGCCGGAAGCACTCTGAACATCCAGTCTCTTCTTACGGCAGATGCTGGTGCAGTAATCAGTGGTGGTCCCGGAACTATTGATAATCAGGTTATAGGAGGGGCTGCTGCGGTAGCAGGAACCTTCACTACTGCCATCGCCACTACTACACTTGAATCCCCGCTCTTAGATGCAACGGGCGCGTCAGGCCAACTGAAATTTAACACTTTAGATGTGGGTCTAAAGATGTCATCTGGGGTTCTTCAAGTCAAACAGACTGCGATGGATGCTTACGGAGGCTTGTACGCTTCCGGTCAGGTTAGCGGCGAGGGTGTTTATTTCGAAAAAACGGGGCTTTCGGTGGAGGGGGGCCAAACGCATGGTCCATTTAGCCATGGGTTCAATCCTACTGTTCCTAGATTACGTCAGATAGTTTTAGTAAACGTAGTGGCTGAATATGGCTATTTCCCGGGTGATGAGATTGATGTCATCGTTGCAGAGGTAGTCCTTCTCACCGACATGTCGGTGGGAGCCACTATTACTGTTGATAATACAAACGTCTGGGTGGATATAGCAGACTTTGGGATGGCGGTCCTTGACCGGACCACTACTGGCTCAACCGAGCATAAGATCAACCCCGTACAGGACTTCGCTAGGTGGCGTGTCACTCTCAGGTTGTGGAAGTAATTTGAATGCTTAAACGGTTTTCATTACCGCCAGGGATACGGCATGAGTCTACACAGTATGCGGCATCCGGGTTTTGGTATGACTGTGACAACATCAGGTTTAGATCTGGGATGGTTGAGTCTATTGGGGGATGGGTGCGTGATGGTATGTACTCCCTAGAGGGAATAGGAAGGGCATCTCACACACATCGGGACTATATAGGCAATAATTACCAGTCCGTGGGAACCGATTGGAAGTATTACGTTATCACTGGGATTCTTCCCGTTGATGTCACACCAATAAGAGCCGGGGGGACGGGTACTGAAGAGGATGGCGGTAACGCCTTGTTCACAGCAGTAGCGGGTGAGCCACTTTTGACTGTTACTCATTCTAATAACGGGCTAAGCGTGAATGATTGGGTGAATTTTGAAGCCGTGACGGCAACGGATTCTGCGTTCCCTGGCAATATCACGGAAGAGTTACTTGAGCAAACAAGAGGGTTTCAAGTTTCTTCGATAGCTTTGGACGGAAATTCCTATGTGATTTATTTGTGGGATGGTTCTGCGGAGGTTGTTGTAAGCGCACCTGGGACGTTCGGAACACAATTCAAGTATATGTACCGGGTAAGTTCGGGGATTAGCTCTCAGGTACTTGGGCAGGCTTTTGGTTCTAGTCTATGGGGTGGTGATTCTATGCCAACCTCCTTTGATCTCAATACTCCCTGGGTATCACCTACGACTACCACCGCACTTCTGGTGTTTTCCTCCACGGCTAATACATTAAGTGCCGGTGAGTATGTTTACCTTCAGGGATTGACTGGAACAGTTGGGGATGGGACATCCAGCCATTCAGGT